TGCTAATATACCGCCGATTTATTGTAAAATAAGGAAGGAATATCTCTATGATCTTAAAAAAAATAAAGGACAGTCTAGTGACTGTGTTATCTTTGGTCTTAGCTCTATTTCAGGTCGTGCAATCTTATTTCATTGCATGCTACCAAATGGTGCTGTCTTTTATAGACTACCTATCTCAGCATTCTTTCAAAAAGAATTTGAAAGAAAAGACGTGCCTGATATGCGAGTGGATCAACTCCAACTGTGGAACTGCTTTAGTTATTATCCTAGTATCCATTGTTTTGATTGGTTGGCTGGTATAGACGGAAAGTTTATTGGTAAAGACAAAAAATTTTACGAAGGCCAATACTTATTTACTGTTGACTGGGCACATCCAGAGACTAATATACTAAATACGGAACATTCTGAAATTCCGCAAGAGCACAAGTGTGCACACATAATGGCATTGAAAAATGGTAATTATGCAGCGCAGCCAAATAACAGAATCATTTGGCATGTGAACAGTTATACAACAGATAATGATTGGCCCGACTATAGTGTACAAACTACGTACTGGGACTGTGAAGGATCTGATTGGGTAACAGAAGATTCTGATAAAATGTTTTATGATATTGAGGAAAAAAAATAATGGTTAAAAAAATTTGTAATACTTGTGAACATAGATGTCATTGTGTAGGTCAAGGATATTTTGTATCCAGTACTCAATGTGCTACATGTGATTGTAACACATGTAATTGTGGACCAATTGTATTAACAGAAGAAATAACTAAAAAATGGTGGCAATTTTGGAAGTAATTTATGGAGATTGCCAAGATGAACTATTACGCTACAGGTTTGTTAATAATAATGCTAGTTGTATTAGCTTTATGTGGAGGTCCAAATGTCCAATAAACCATTAAACATCGGAGAAGAGGCACGAGTACAGATGCCGATGAAGACGGTAGCTAGCCTGATCGTGCTCGTCGCAATGGGCGTGTTCGCTTATACGGAGTTGACTGCGAGGTTAGTATCGTTAGAGACATCACGTGAGTTGTTTCAAAATGATTTGTTAAAAAAGTCTGAACAAGTGCCCGTCGATCAGGAGCAGATATTTTTAATCGAGGATTTATACAAGTCCGTTGAGAAAATGGAAGAAACTCAAGAGATGAACATGACTAACAAAGTTAATATAGAATTTTTAAGAGAACAATTAGATAAAGCATTAGTTGATATTGAAGATTTAAAAGATAAAGTTAGAGCAAACGGTAACGGAGCCCACTAATGACAGAGTTAATTATAGCCCTTCTTATGATTGTCAACGGAGAGATCAAGGAACACAGAATACAAGAGTCGATGTCAAACTGTTTGAAAGGTAAGAGAGTTGCAATGAGATCGAATAAAAATAACAATGTTCAATATCAGTGCATCAAATCGATGGCTGAACTTGAAAAAAATATAGATGGATCTTTGTCAATAAAAAAGCTAATATTAGAATAATTATTATGCAATTATCGCGAAATTTTTCTCTTCAAGAATTAACGAAGTCAGACACTGCCATACGTAAAGGTATAGATAACGAACCTAACGCTGATCAAATAGATAAATTAAAAGCATTATGTGAAAATATTTTACAGCCAGTACGTGATCAATTTGGCAGAGTAAAAGTTACTAGCGGTTATCGCTCACCTGAGCTGTGTGTAGCTATAGGATCGAGTTTGACCAGTCAACATTCAAAAGCTGAGGCGGTTGATTTCGAATGTCTTGGAGTTGACAATGCTGAAGTAGCAGACTGGGTTAAGATGAACTGTGAAGTAGATCAATTAATTTTAGAATACTATACACCAGGTGAACCTAACAGCGGATGGATTCATGCAAGTTATGTACCATTTAATCCAAGGCACCAATATTTAAGAGCGTATAGAGAAGATAAGAAAACAAAGTATAAACCAATAATAGGAAAGGCAGTAGATTTAGTATGAGTTACATAGATAAAAAAACAATAAAATTATTTCAAAAAATAGATACGGTACAAGGTAAATGTGAAGAATGTGAAGAAGATGTAATCTTAGTTGCGATTGTTTCAGAGTATTATAGATGTACAAACTGTGGTCATGATACAAAACAACATATCAATGGCTCTATTAGATATTTAAAGTTAGATGAATCAGAAAAGAAATGGATAAAGGATAACGTAAACGATGGCTAAAAAATTTAAAGCGTTCGTAGAAAGAGACAAACCTAGAAAAAGAGGCGCACGTCAACATAAGAAAAATAAAAACAAATCAGAAAAACGTCAGCAAAAACAAACAAGATATAAAGGCCAAGGTTAAGTAGTTACTTTGCCTTCATCTTTGACAGGGTTACATGTGTATCTAGCGTACAACTGTAAATTGTTTATTTGTTCTTTAGTAAAATTACCTTCAGCATATAGTATTTCGTACGACTCTGTTAGCCCAGCACGTATGCAATCGTGATGATCTTTATATATTTTTGGATAACTGTTATTAGTATAACAATCATTGGCACTTATGCCTGAACATATAAAAATAGTTAGTAAAAATTTCATTGACAACCTTGTAAAAAAATATAATTATCTTATATTATTATTTGTAAATTACAAAAGAAAGTAACATAAAAATGGATATAAGAAAATATAAATCTGTTGCACTGTCACATGATAGTTGCGACAAGTTGGACAGCATCAGGAAAGTCATTGTTCCTGAGGTATCAGTATCTAGAGCTAAGGCATTAGATATATTAATTAACGAGAAAGCGAGAAAGCTCAATGGTAAACTTCGAACGACTAAGAACAGTTAATCTTTACGAAAAGAAAGATCCTATAAGAGACTTATGGCGTAATGTTCTAATTGTAGGTATCGAAGATCTTTTGAAAAAAAAGAAACTTCAATATCAATGGGGCAGGAAAGCATATTGTTTAGAAGAGATGTGGTTTCATCATGAGGACTTTAAATTAATATGCGAGTTTGCTCAGTTAGAACACGCTATAGTTAAAAGAAAGGTATTTGAAGCAGTAGAAAAAATAAAGGAGCAACATGAAGAAGGGAAAAATAGTATGCCCAAGGTGTCAGGGCAATGGTTATATAAAGATAAAGAGGTCAGTGGACGACCAAAGAGACGGTATAGTTCAATGTCCTTTGTGCAGTAGTGAAGGAGCAATACCAGTGAACAACGTAAGTAAATTAAAAGAAATAAATAAGGTACAAAGAATATTATTTAAAAAATCTTCTTTGTTAAACAGAGACTTAGTTAAAAGTTTAATTAATAAAATTAGAATGCTACAGAAACAAAAAGTATTCTTACAAAAAAAACTAAGAGAAAGCGTCAGGAAACAGGCGTAATGGATATAGACGCAGAACTAAGAAAGATAAGAGGCGAGAAGTGGAAACAAATAAGTTTACCAACTGTCGCCTCTAACAAATTAAAATCTTTATCTAAAAATTTTAAGTATGGTAAAGAATTAAAACAAGCTAAAACTGTTGAAGCTATGGCCTGGCAATATAATATAATTAAAGATACTAACAGAGCAATTGTTTTTAGAGATGGAAAGTTTGAAGTTATTGAGTGTGACAATTTGCACAGTGAACAAAAATAAATTTGAGTATATTTAATATAGTATGGAAAAGTATTGTAAGTATTGTAAAAAAACTAAAGATGTAAAAGAGTTTAGTAAAAGATCTAAATCTTCTGATGGTTATAGACATCAATGTAAATTGTGTGAAAAGAAATATAAATCTGGATTTAGTGTTTATATGAGAAACAAATATAATAGTATGATTAAAAGATCTAAAGAACAGAATTTACCTTTACCCGATATGACTATGGATGAATTTATATTAGAAGTTAATGCACAATTACAATGGAACGCTTTTACATGTCCTATTACTGGAGATAGATTAGAGTATCAATCTGGTAGTAAAGATAAGGTAGATGGTAAACAAAATAAAAATAGTTATAGTATTGATAGAATAGATCCTACTAAAGGTTACATGAAAGATAATATACTAGTTGTTTCATGGCGTTGGAATTGTATGAAAAAAGATACACCATTAAATTACATGATGAGATTTTGTTTATATATGAAACTTAATCATCCTGAAACATATGAAAAACTTGAAAAAGAAAATAGAGAACATTTCTATAACTTATCACAAACCGCAAAAGAATTTGAAAAAATAATCAACAGAGGAGAAGATGAAGATGACATTACCTACAACTAATTTAGTAAAAGCTAAAATGGATTTAGTAGTTAAAAATAGAAAAGCTGAGCTATACATGGATGAAGTTAGAAAAGACTATTACGATCCTTTGTGTAAGGATTTTAATGAGTGTTTACGTCAAATTAAAAAAGCATCTAAAATTAGAAAATATCCTTGGTACATACATATATATGCAACGTTCATGCTTTTATTTAAAAACCCATTCGGACTTTATATACTAGTTGTACATGGTAAAAAAATGTTAGTTGAGTCTTATTGGGGTTTAAAAGGTTTGATTAAAGACTGTGAACTAGAGTTTGAAGCAACAGAAAAATCTATAGAAAAATCTAGACATATTATTAATAACATACAGAAAGCAATCGATGATAAAGTGGAATAAGAAGTTTGAATATCCTAAGACAATAAGAGAAGCCATAGAAGGCCAACGTCATTATATTATTAATGATGAAAAACTACCATCTGTGACTACAATCTTACAGGCAACACAAAGTGCTGAGAAGAAAGCATCTCTTGCTAACTGGGTCGGTAGGGTCGGTACGGCCAATGCTGAACATATTAAAAATACTGCAGCAAATCGTGGATCAATTATGCACCATATAATTGAGTCTTATCTATTAGACGCCAGACACGCTGATTTAAGCGACCAGGGGCAGCTTGCAGGGGTAATGGCCCAAACTATCATAGATGAGGGTCTAGAGGGCTGTATGGACGAAATATGGGGGTCTGAGGTGGCTTTGTACTATCCTGGACTGTACGCCGGGGCAACTGATTTATGTGGAGTATATGAAGGATCTGAAGCGATAGTAGACTTTAAACAATCTAATAAGTTAAAAAAACGTGAATGGGTTGAAGACTATTTTGTACAACTTGCAGCGTATGCTATGGCTCATAACACCGTATATGGTAGTAAAATAAACAAAGGCGTAGTTCTTATGTGTACTAAAGATAATCAGTTTCAAAAATTTACAATTGAAGGTCAAGAGTTCAATCGATACGTGTGGCAATGGTTAAGAAGAGTTGATGAGTATTATGGCCAAAAAGTGTCCAAAGTGGGGCAAGAGTAATGATACAGGCATCCGGCTCCAGGGGTCATGTTCCACCTATAAGGTTATTTTTAGCAAATGACTTTTATTTTTTTTCAAATTTTAAAAACACTGGAACATTGGAACATTGGAACAAACTATTGAAATTATTAAATAAAATGCAAATTACAGCTCAGAACATCCAGAACATAAGTGTATCAACACTTTTAGAACATACACTTTTTAAAAAGTGTTGTATATCAACGTTTATTTCTGTTCTAAGAGACCCAATTTAGAGCTAGCGTTTTTACTTTTTTTATAAAAAAGTAATGCTAAAAAATAGTATAAGGAGATATAAGAAGTTATGAGAAAAAAGAAATCTAGAAGAGTCAATACATACATCAAACCAAAAATTGTAAAACAAGAAGTTGAGTTTCCATATAAACGTGTACGTATTGATTGGATCGACATCATCACTGAAGGCGGTTGGGGTACTGTGAAAGAATTTGAGAAAATGAAATTAGCAACTCCTGTAAGTGAAGGTTGGTTGTTTAGTAAAGACAAAGAAACTGTAAAAATATTTGCAGGTTATGATGTTGATGAAGATGGTATTACTTTTTCAGAAAGATCTGTATTTCCAACTTCTTGTGTTAAGAAATTAACTTACTTAGATTAATTTAGTGAATTTATTTTTGTTGGATTTTTATCTTTACGTTGTTTCGGCTCTTCTTTTGCTTTCTCTTTTAACTCTTCAAACTCTACACCTTCTAGGATTGGTGAGTAGTCGTCAATTATTTGTTTCATCCTTGACTCTAGTTCTTCTGTCGTTAGGTCTTCTAGCTTACCAGTACGGATTATCTTTTGTTCTATATATAGACCAGCCGCTTTTCCTCTCGCAACTTCAGCATTAACTGCAGCTGACCAGGCTTTTTTATCTCTAGCTTCATCTCTAAGTTTAGCTAACTCTGTAATATGAGATCCAAATGTGACGTCATATTTTTTCTGCCATTCTTCTCGTAGTTCACCTATATATTGTACTACTAGTGGATAGTGTTTAGGATTCTGTAATACGCTGGCTGAGTGTCTTGCTGATTCTTTTGAGTAACCTGCTTCGATAGCACATTGAGTAGCAGTCTTTCTTCCTTCTTCACAAACTAATAAGTTTGCAAATTTAATTTGTTGTTCTGTTAATTTTTTAGGTAATCCCATTATTCTTCCTCATACATTCTTTTCTCTTCTTCATAACCTTCCATCAATAATTCTGATGTAGTTTTTTCTTTTTTACCAAAGATTCTATCAAATTCTTTTTTGTATTTATCGTTGGTAGGTCTTGATCTACCATCGTATTGTCTACCTTTTTCACGTTGTGACATAGTTTAACCTCTATTGACTTTTAGCATAACAATAATAATATATCAACTGTTGTTAGGGCAAAATATTATAACAATAGTATTCTGGTTCGACCTGACAATTTGTTTTTGATTGATTGTATGGGGTTCGGCTTACGACCTTGAGATTTACTCCCTCAACTGATACTGGGGCCCCATATTAAAAAAGAAATTATGCAAGGAAAATTACTTAGACAAGTTTTAGATAAGATGCTCAAAAGCGAAACCGCTGGTGAAGCAAGAGTACAAGTATGTTTACCTGATGGTAAATATTATGACATTACTTCTTTACAACTTCTTGAAAATAAACTATTGGGATCTAGAGAGTCACATCGACTAGTCTTTACAGTTCAAGCTGAGACATGGAATATGGGTAAGGTTTTGAAGAAAATTGGTTAAGCATGTTTGTGTGAAAAACCAATGAAACCCGAGACCAAATTTTATGCACAAGTTAAAAGAAATATTACAGAAATATCATGGATTAGGATTGAAAACCTTAGCGTTCCTGGTACTCCCGATCTATTGGGGTATAATAATTCTGGGCACTTTTTCACTGTTGAATTAAAGTACACTAAAACAAATAAAATTAAATTTTCTCCACACCAAATAGCCTTCCATGTGAAGCATCCTGAGAATACATTTATCATGGTTTTTGATGCCTCTTGCAGGCTTCCAAAACTTTATGAGGGTAAAAGAATCCGGGAGCTTGTAGCCGGAGGCCTGACCCAGGCCCCCTGTGCCACCGGTTACGCTGCTTGTCGCTTGGTGCTTGACGCTTTATAGTCTGAACTTTTGTAAACAGGCAAATTGTCCTGCGTCAAAATGTCGCAGCTTGTCGCTTGTCGCTTGTAGCCATTAGCTACGCACCAGGCTTCATGGATCTTAATCGCTGTCTTGCTCAGGCGCTTGTCGCTTGTCGCTTGCTGCTTGCTGCTTGTCGCTTGTTGCTTCATCCTTCATCGCTTTCTCTCCTAATTCTTTTTGTTCTTTTTGAAATTGTTTACGCTTCTTGCGCAGCTCTTCATAAAATTTTGGATGTTTGAATACGAACATATTAGTGCTGTCCGTATTCAATGTTTTTTACTTCAGGGTCCCAGCAAGCGCGACAGCTGCCGCACTCATTATTGTTATCGGGGGCAGGACAGGTTCGACTCTTCGTCGAGACCGTCGACGTGTTAGGCCAGCTGCTTACTGGTCCCTGATCAACCATTGGAGAACTAAATCTTATAACTAAGTTAGAAGGACAGCTGGTCAGGTGATCTTTGATCCAGGCCTCCCTTGTAGGCATCCAGTGACGTTTGCTTGGTGTTAACCTGCAAACCTCGTAAATTTTCTCCAGGTGCTGGAGATCCTGAACGTCTCCACTGTCATGCCATCTAAACACATCCGGCTTTTTGCTGTTAATCAGGGTTGCCATTGCTTCAACCCAGTACGGGTTCTTTATAGCGTCCAGTCTCTTATACTGAGCTGTTTGTACAGTCGAGAATCTATACATACCTTTCAAGGCATAACACAGCTCACAGACTGAACCTTTAATTTTACGTAGTTTGCTGCCGGTCTTGCATTCCTTAGCTGGAATACCAATTGACCATCCAGGCATTTTTGAGGGCTTACTTAGTCCGCCGACTAGGGCCCAGGCTTCTTTTGTATTCATATTTTTTTACTCCTTGGTTTTTTTTATAATACTAAACTAATAAATTTTTTTATCACCTTACATAATTGTCGCAGCTTGTCGCTTGATGCTTGATGCTTTAAGTCAAGAAACAGATTGACGCGCGACAATTTGTCGCAGCTTGTTGCTTGTTGCTTACGCCGGGCCCAGGGGCCCGGCGGGCTGATCAATGAATTGAGGCCCGGAATCTATTATTTAAAAACCGGTCAGGGCCTAACGCTGTATCCAGCGTCACTGATCCCAGGTCTCTCAGGCACTACACTAAGAGACCAGGGATCAGGAGGCGTGGCTTAACAACTTAATAAAGGAAGCCGTCCACCTCTAATCCTACTTGCTTTTGTAGGTGCAAGTCCCCAGAATATTTATAGTTTTTAAGGTGCGATAAATATCCAAATGAGGCACCATTCTCTAATTCTCTCTAAACATTTTTTCCAATTCCTCCATAGTTTTTTCACTAGGTTTATTGTACCAAAATCTAGGAAATACCCCGTAGTAGTTTTTGGTATCTTCTACCTCATCAACTAAAGATGGTTCTTCCCAAATTTCTTTTTGTGTATCAAATTTATTTAAATTAAACATAATCGAATAATAGCATTTTAAAATTTTTTAATACATTCACATAATTGTCGCACCCAGAAGCTTAAGACTTGAAGCTTAAAACTACGTCAACATGACAGATTGTCCTGCGACAATTTGTCGCAGCCACATGCGACACTTTGCACAATGGCTTTAATTAGCCATTGTGTTAGTATTTCATCTTAACCAAAAGGAGTAAATATATGTCAAAAGAAAAACGACTAACACTTAATGCTGAAAAGCGAAAAGTGATTGCTGATGTATTTCAAGATCATTTTGAAAATGGTTCTAAATACAAAGCACAACATCAAGAGGCAATTCAAACTTACAATGATATGCGTTCTATTGCTAAAACAAAAATAGAGCAACTTGTAAGATTTCATCAACCTCAAGAAGATGTAGATACAATTAGAGCCATGATTAATAAATATGGCGAAAGAAATGGTGGCGAGTTGCACCATGATAATTGTTTCTATGTTCAAAACGCAACACCTCGTATGGATACCGATTACAATGGCAATCCAAAAGAAGTATTAGATGATGTTCATATTCAGTTTAAAGCTGATAAAGACTTTCTAACTTCTTATTATAGAGATGAGTTAAGATCAAAAGGTCTTGACGCTGATTATAAAGTAAGACTAAATAATGACTACGATAAGAGAAGTCCTAGTTATTATAATGCTGAAAGTGAGGTTAATAAATATCTTGGTTTTAGTAATGACAATAACTCAAGTTCAGATCAAACTATTAAGCATAAAAATAGTTGGTCAAATGATTTTAGACTTTGGGTTATTGGGAGTTCTTATTGTCATAATCGTATGTTTCAAACTGATACTGAAAACTACGAGTGGTTCAAATCGTTTGAAGTTGCCAAAGAAAATGTTGTCATGGCACATGAAAAACTTTTCAACCATGTTGACGAGAAAATGCAAAAGTTAAAGTTAGGTTTAAAATCTTACCGATACTTCGATCAAGCGAAAGAGTTAGCTGATAAACTTGGAGTTGCTTTAAATGAAACTGTCCTTGACGCACATAGTTCAATGGCACTTTCAATTTATAGTCCGACTAATCTAGCCGATCTTTTAACTGATGAAGTTGAATTGACTAGAGATGAAAAGATAGCGATTGCAAAAGCACAAATGAAAGAACAATTAGTGACAAACTAATTGCGACAAAATGCACAATGGCGATAACTTCGCCATTGTGTTAAGATACGATCATTAACCAAAGGAGTAAAAAATGAAAGTAGAAATAGGAACAAAGTTCAAAATCGGATACAAAGCCAAAAAACATAATGACGAGTTCATATGGCGAGAGGGTATGTGGACTGAGGGTTGTGGTTTATGGACGGCTAAAAATGGTAAAACAATTTTAACATATTGGGATATCGTTCAAAATGGTTTTAGAAATGCAACTGAGGACTTTGTATTTATGACAACACCAACTAAAAACAACAAGGAGTTAAACTAATGGCTGATGAATATGTATATTGTCATGGTACTAATTGCCATAAGAAACACACTCAAGACAGAATAAGAGGTGTCAAGGGTTCAAAGGTTCTAAGAACTAAAAAAATAAAAATGAGTAATTATTATAATAACATGTACCAATATTTTTGTAGTCAAGGTTGTTATGATGATTTCGCAAACGCAAACATACAACAGATTATTGCGATTGCACCCAGAACCGAACCTTTAGAAACACCGATTGAAGTTACAAAAGAAACAGTAACTAGTCATTGGAACCCAAATTATACTTATGTTGAAACAAGAATAACTGAGTGCGACAATATTGACAATGGCTCTTAACGAGCCATTGTGGTAAGATAGGGAAATTAACAAACAAAGGAGTAAAACATGTACTTAGTAATAGAAGAAACAAGATACGATTACAGTTCACCATTGTATCAAGTAAAATCTCAAGACGAAAGTTTTAGCAATGCCCAAAAGAAAAAAGAAGCTTTGGAGTTGTTAAACGAAAGAGATGATCGTAATTATTACGTAACCGCTTTACCAGTTAAAATGCAAAAGACCGCATAGTGCGACAATAATGACAATGGCGCCTCCGGCGCCATTGTGCTAAGATACGATTATTAACAAATAAAGGAGAAATAAAATGGGACAATTAAAACAACAAACAATGATTGATGCAACAGAAGAAAGAAAAAATAGATTTACAGGAGAATCTGTTTTGCTTACACCACATGAAGCAAAAATTCATGATGATATATTTATTAATGAATTAAGCGCAACATTGGAAGATAAGGAGATTGGCATTGATGGACACTCTAAAAAATGGGAACTAGTCCGAGAGGGTTTAGCTTATTTTAGAGAACACAATGCGGAAGCATATATGGTATTACTAGATTAACAACCTCCTAGTGTTAATAAGCCACGCGACAAAATGTCGCGTGGTGCAACAAAATGTCACATGCGACAAAATGTCGCAGGCGCCTGCGGCGCCGGAACTGTACCGCTCGCTTCGCTCGCGGGGGACTCGCTCGCTTCGCTCGCTCGAGCGATAGAGGTACCAACCCATTCTTAAAGTTTGAACTTTTTTGTTAATTCTATTTCCTTGATAATTATAAGAGTCACTATATACTTAGTAATATATAAGGTTTTATATATAAGTAACCCTAAAATACTTTTGGTTATTTGAAAACATATCTGAAAAAATTTTGTGAAAATTTTTTTCAAATGCATTTATGAATAAAGAAAAATTAAAAAATTTAGATAAGCTGCCACCTGATATCAAAAGGCAATTTGCTCTTTACATGAATAAATGGAAAGAAAAGAAAAAACAAACTGATATCAAAAACGATTTTATGGCTTTTGTAAAACATGTATGGCCAGATTTCATAGAAGGTAGACATCACAAAGATGTTGCTCAAAAATTTAATGACATTGCTAATGGTAAAACAAAACGTGTTATTATTAATATGGCACCTAGACATACTAAATCTGAATTTGCATCTTACCTATTGCCAGCATGGATGGTAGGTCGTAATCCTAAATTAAAAATTATTCAATCAACTAATACAACTGAATTATCTGTAAGGTTTGGTCGTAAGGCAAAAGCTTTGATGGACACACCAGAATATAAAGAAGTTTTTCAAACAAGATTAAAAGAAGATAGTCAGGCTGCAGGTAAATGGGAAACTCAACAAGGTGGTGAATATTATGCTGCTGGTGTTGGATCTGCAATTACAGGTCGTGGTGCTGATCTTCTAATTATTGATGACCCACATACTGAACAAGATGCAATGAATGCACAAGCTCTTGAAAGAACTTATGAGTGGTATACTTCTGGTCCACGTCAACGTCTCCAACCTGGAGGAACAATTATTATTGTAATGACTAGATGGAATGAAAAAGATTTAGCAGGTAGATTAATTAAAGCACAAAAAGAACCTAAAGCAGACCAATGGGAAGTTATAGAATTTCCTGCAATCATGCCAAGCGGTAAACCCCTGTGGCCGGAATATTGGAACATAAAAGATTTAGAAGGAGTTAAAGCTTCTATTCCATTATCAAAATGGAATGCACAGTACATGCAGAATCCAACTGGAGAAGAAGGTGCATTGATCAAAAGAGAATGGTGGCAAAATTGGGAAGATGATATTCCTCCATTAGAACATGTCATACAATCTTATGACACAGCTTTTATGAAAAAAGAAACAGCCGACTATTCTGCTATTACCACCTGGGGTGTATTTCATCCTAATGAAGATAGTGGTCCTTGTTTAATGTTAGTTGATTCTGTTAAAGGTAGATACGAGTTTCCAGAACTAAGACGTATTGCATTAGATCAATACGGATACTGGCAACCGGAGACAGTGATTATAGAGGGCAAAGCATCCGGGCTCCCTCTAACTTATGAATTAAGAAAAGCAGGTATACCTGTAATTAATTTTACACCATCACGTGGTAATGATAAACACACAAGAGTTAATTCTGTATCTCCATTGTTTGAGTCTGGTAAAATATATGCACCTGCTGAAATGGAATTTGCACAAGAAGTAATTGAAGAGTGTGCTGCATTTCCATATGGAGATCATGATGACTTAGTAGATTCTATGACTCAAGCTGTCATGAGATTTAGACAAGGTGGATTAATTCAACACCCTGAAGATTATGAAGATGAACCTTTACAACAGGCTCCAAAAGTGTATTATTAAGTATTATGGCAATTGACGATAAAGAACTAGACCAAAGATTAAAAGATCAACTTAGAATGATCGAGATGGGTGAAACTTTAGAAGACCTTAACGATCCTGAAGAGTACGATGATGAAGGTGGAATTAGATCTTTAAGAAAAGCTCCATCAATTAAAATGGCATCAGAGACTGGTGAAGAAGAATTTGACATGGAGTTAATGGGTGTCATTAACGAATACAATGATTTAAAACAAAAAGGCGATCCAGCTGTTAGAGATATTTCTGTAGAAGAATATATCAATATGTATTTATCTAGAAAAAAAATGATGGAGAATAGAGCTATGGCCATGGGCGGTGGTATGATGAGAATGGGTTATGCCGGTGGATCAGAAGATATTAAAGAGCCTTCAAAATCTATGCAGATGGATACTACTACTGGAGAAGGTGCAAATATTTTTAACATGTATTATGATGATCAAGATCTTCCAATTAAAAAAGAAGGTAAAAAACTAGATTTAGATATTGAAAAAATTAAAAAATTAATTGAGAAAAGAAAAAAAGAAAAGAAAAAATTAGCTATGGGCGGTATCGCAGGAGTCCTGTAGTGGCCGACATTCCAAAGAAAAAACCTAAAAAATTTATGCCTATGTTAGACATGCTTAACACGGAAGCAGCTGTTAATACTTTGGCTCCAAAATTTTATACTGAAATGGTTGGTATGTTTTCTAGAAAAGCATATGAGAATGGAGAGATCGATGTGGATGAATATTTAGAAATTGTTAAACCATTATTTGGTGAGACAGGAGAAATGGTAACAGAAAAAATAAAAGAGTATGAAGATGAAATTAACAAATATGCAACTGGTGGCAGAGTTAATTTCTTAGAAGGTGGAGACACAAAATATAATGCGATGGTCACAGCTAAATATATTGAACTAGGTGGTGAAGAAGGAACTGGTATGGATATAGATTCTTTTGCAAAAGAATATTTTCCTAAGTTTGCTGATGGAGGCCGAGCAAAATTTGGTATAGGCTCCCTGGATCCTGATGCAGAACTAAGTGAAAGGGTAAAAGAACTTATGGATGATGGTTATGAATTTGGTGAAGCAGTTAAAAAAGCTATGGAAGAAACAAGGAAAGATCAAGGCGATGGCACAATGCCTAAATCTGAAAAATGGATGAGAGATTATTTCTTCAGTGGTAAAGGTGGTTATGATGATAGAATGTCATATAAAGAATTTGCCTTAGGACCAGGACAAGAATTATTTAAAAGATTTGGTAATGACTAAAAGGCTTACCAGAACAATTCCTCCGGAATCAGGGCCCATGCCTCAGGGGTTGAATATTAACTATAATGGTGTTAAACAGATAAAACTTACGGAGAAAAAATATAATGGCAGATATAGACAAAGCACTTCCAAACGAAGTCAGAAAAACAGTTAGTGTTCCTGGTGAAGAAGAGATCCAACAAGAGATTGTAGAAGAACTTGAAGCGGGTCAAGAATCACCTGACGACGTTGAAGTTTCAGAAAATGAAGATGGATCAGTAGATATAAATCTTGATCCTGCTGCAGCATCACCTGAAGGCGGTGATGAACATTATGCAAACTTAGCAGATTTTTTACCTGATGATGTGCTTGGAAGATTAGCATCAGATTTATCTAGTAAGTATCAAGACTATACTTCTTCAAGAAAAGATTGGGCACAAACTTATACACAAGGTTTAGACCTTTTAGGTTTTAAATATAATAATAGAACAGAACCTTTTTCAGGAGCTTCAGGTGCAACACATCCAGTATTAGCAGAAGCTGTTACACAATTTCAAGCGTTAGCTTATAAAGAATTATTGCCAGCAAATGGACCAGTTAGAACACAAACTGTAGGTATATCAACTCCAGAAAAAACTCAACAAGCAACTAGAGTAAAAGATTTCATGAACTACGAGTTAATGGAAAAAATGAAAGAGTACGAACCAGATTTTGATCAGTTATTATTTAACTTACCATTAGCAGGTTCTGCTTTTAAAAAAGTCTACTATGACGATATGGAACAAAGAGCCGTAAGTAAATTTGTTCCTGCAGATGATTTAATTGTTCCGTACACAGCTACCTCATTAGATGATGCGGAAGCAATTATTCATCGTGTAAAAGTTTCAGAAAACGATTTAAGAAAACAACAGGTTGCAGGTTTTTATAGAGATATAGAAATTGGAAAACCTGGAGACAAAGAAACTGAGATTGAAAAGAAAGAAAGAGAACTTGAAGGAATAACAAGAACTGTAAACGAAGATGTTTTTACATTATTAGAATGTCATATTGATTTAGACTTAGAAGGTTTTGAAGATGAGAATCCAGAAACTGGTGAACCATCAGGAATAAAAGTTCCATACATTGTAACACTAGAAGAAAATTCAAGAGAAGTTTTATCTATTAGAAGAAACTATGAAGTAGGTGATGCAAAGAAAAATAAAATTAATTATTTTGTACACTTTAAATTTTTACCAGGATTAGGTTTTTATGGTTTTGGTTTAATTCACATGATTGGTGGTTTATCAAGAACAGCAACATCTGCACTAAGACAATTACTTGATGCAGGTACTTTATCTAACTTACCTGCAGGATTTAAAATGCGTGGTATTAGAATTAGAGATGATGCACAATCAATTCAACCAGGTGAATTTAGAGATGTTGATGCACCAGGTGGAAATTTAAGAGATTCATTTATGATGTTACCATTTAAAGAACCATCAGCTACATTATTAAACTTAATGGGTATTGTAGTAAACGCTGGTCAAAGGTTTGCATCGATCGCAGATTTACAAGTTGGTGATGGCAACCAACAAGCAGCCGTTGGAACTACAGTAGCTCTTCTTGAAAGAGGAAGTAGAACTATGTCTGCTATTCACAAAAGAATTTACTCTGCTCTTAAACAAGAATTTAAATTACTAGCAAGAGTATTCAAGTTATATCTACCACCGGAATATCCGTATGATGTAGTTGGGGGTCAAAGAATGATTAAACAAACTGACTTTGATGATAGAGTAGATATATTGCCAGTTGCTGATCCCAACATTTTTTCACAGACTCAGCGTATTTCCCTCGCGCAAACTGAGTTGCAACTGGCACAATCTAATCCGCAAATGCATAATTTATATAATGCATATAGAAATATGTATGAAGCATTAGGTGTAAAAGATATTGATCAAGTATTAGTTAAACCAATGCAACCTATGCCTAAAGATCCGGCGTTAGAACATATTGATGCATTAGCTGGCAGACAGTTTCAAGCTTTTCCTGGTCAAGATCACAGAGCTCACATTACAGCTCACTTAAATTTCATGGCAACTAACATTGCTAGAAACAATCCAATGATTATGGCATCATTAGAGAAAAATATTTTTGAACATATTAGTCTAATGGCTCAAGAACAGATTGAATTAGAGTTTAGAGATGAATTAATTCAGTTACAACAAATGCAACAGATGGCACAACAGAATCCTGCGCTACAACAACAGGTTCAAATGCTTACTCAAAAGATTGAAGGAAGAAAAGCAGTGTTAATTGCAGAGATGATGGAAGAATTTATGAAGGAAGAGAAGGAAATTACTTCACAATTTGATAATGATCCTATTGCAAAACTAAGATCAAGAGAATTAGACCTTAGAGCAATGGAAAATCAACGTAAAAAAGATCAAGATCAAGAAAAAATTAACCTCGATAAGATGAAAGCAATGATGAATCAATCAAATCAAGAAGAAAAACTTGAACAAAACGAAGATTTAGCAAATTTAAGAGCTGATACATCAATTCAAAAAACTATTTTAAGTAAAACTATACCTAATGCAAAAGATATGATGCCAAATGTTGAAATTATTCGTAGTGGAAACGAATAATAATGACAAAATACTAAAAAAAGGTTACTATAAATTAATTAAGGAGAAAAATTATGGAAAAATTAGATAAAATTGTTGAAATCAAGTCAGATGAAAAAATGAATCTTGAAATTGACCCTAGATCTAAGACAACAGCTGATGGTGCTTTTAATTACATCGCAAAAGGCGAAGAAACTGAAGTAAGAGGCACTAAAAGAATGCTTAGAGAAAAATCTAGAACAGCTAAATGGATCTAATATGTGGTTTTCGGCAATTAAATTAGCCGTATCTGCTGGAAGTAAAATTTACGCTAACAAGCAGAAGGCAAAGATGGCAATGTCAGACGCACAATTGCTACATGCAGAGCGTCAAGCTCGTGGTGAGGAAGCTTACCAGGGTAAATTGCTAGAGGCTAGACAATCGGACTGGAAAGACGAGGCCGTTCTCGTAATTCTCAGCATGCCCGTGTTGGTGCTTGCTTGGGCAGTCGTATCAGATGACCCATCTGCGATGGACAAAGTAAAATTGTTCTTCGACATGTTCTCGCAGCTGCCGTCATGGTTCACAAATCTTTGGATTCTTGTCGTGGCGAGTATTTATGGTATAAAGGGTACACAAATATTTAAGGGAGGAAAAAAATAATGCCTGGAACAATAATGAAAAGACCTATGTATAAAAAAGGTTCAAAACCTAAAAAGAAAAAATCATTTCCTGATATGTCAGGTGATGGTAAAGTAACTAAAAAAGATATTTTAATTGCAAGAGGTGTAATTAAAAAA